CGACCATTTGTGCTTCATGGGTGGCCCTAACGGCCCACGCTCTAGAGCGGTCGATTTTGCATCCGATGCAGCCGCCGCAGGGTACGGTGAGTTTTTTCCAAGCACCTGGTCGTCCTTGTTCAATGAATAGCAATTTTCCCGTGGCTTCGCATTGGTAGCCTTTTCTCGGTTGGTAGCATGGCATTACATACGTATGCCGCCGCGAGACGGATTCATGAAGTTTTTACCGTTGGTTCTCACTGCGTTTTTAGAGAATGATTTTTTAGAACTTTTTCTGCTCATTTTGCGTCGTTTCATTTTATGCCCAGTAGTTGCTTGGTGAATACATCATACAGTGAATGTCCGGAGTAGATTATCTCCAGGACTAGAATGTTTCTGTTGCGTATTGCTGCTTGAGTATCAGCCGCTGTGAGAGGGCTTAAATTATCTTTCATTTTGTTTGTACTCGTTTGTTAAATTCGCAGTTTTTTGACACTTTTGGGGGTTTAAGATCCAGTTCTGGATTGGGTCGTGTCAATTGGCCTATAGAGAACAAGTATTCTATAGGCCGGGGCTCCGTTCTGCAATTGTTTCCTATGGTGCAGCCGACAAGAGAGAGGGCTATGAGCCCTGTTGTGACGGGCTTAAGTTTCGTCAGCATCTTGTTTTTCAGGGGGAGGAGTTGGAGTTGGTTGGTCGTCTGAGACGACTACCCTATGATTTGCGAGACCGAGCTCGGTGAGTGTTTCCGCGGTGGCTTTACCGCTGGATACGTAGTCGAGGAATTTGACCGGATCATGGTCGAAATAGGTTCGAGCTTTGGACGGTAGTTCTTCGAACATTGTTTGCGCGTTTGCGACAACGTTCATATGTTCAAGATAAGTTGACCCGTCCAGGTCGAGGTAGCTGGCGCCATGCTTGGCGACGTGATCGACGATTCCGGTTTTTTGATAGCGCAGCATTATTTGATTGATGTCGCATGCTTTTTTAAATGACTGTTTTGTCATTGTTGGTTGTGAATATTTTATGGCGTGTGGTCTTGCAGACAGTGGGCGTTTTTTTGTATCTGGTTGAGTGCTCATTTTTTGTTTTTCCTTAGGATTTCTTGGATGCGCTGGTTCTTCTTTTTTGGTTTGTCGTATTGATTCGTCATTTCTTTGTAGAAGTGTTCAGCGCCTTTTTGAAGTTTGTATATGTTTCTTCCGATGTCAGAACCTAGTTCGCCGCCCAATATGTAGTCTGAAGGCTTTTTAGAGGGGTCTAGGAAGTCTAACGCCCTATCCCCTACTGTACCTATGTTGTTTAAGTTTCGCGCTGTAGCGCGAGCCTGTGCGGCTGAAGCGATGCTTGCTTCTGCTTGAGCTAATGCTGCTGCTTGTTGAGCTGTTTTTAGTTTTTCGTCGGCTTTGCCTGTTTTTGTTCCTTGCGCGATAGATTTTATCGTTTCGCGGGTTTGTTTGACTTGCTGTGCGGATTGAACCGCAGTTCCAACGCCTTCGCCCAGGGGGGCGAGTTCGTTGCCCATTGTGGCAAGTGCTCCTCCTGGTGTTGATGCTGGTGAGCCTAGAGCGAGTATTCTATTCAGCCCGGCAGCTTCCATGTCTGTAGCTGCGCGTTGATACGCAGTGTTTGACATGCGCTCTTGAAAGCGCATTTGTTCTCTTGCGAGTCTTACGTTGTCTTTATTTGCTGAAGCTTGACCTGATGCTCCGATCAGGCCGCCTGCTACTGAGCCCAAGGCGCCGAGTCCGCCGCCGCCTATGAAGCTTTTTCCAGCTTTGACTATTCCAGATAAGAGTCCCATTAGAAGTGGTCAATCATGCCAGGTACTCCGTACACAGGCATTGGCCTTGCTGATGTTAGATTGAAGTAACAATCTAGTATGAAGTGTGGTTCCGCTGGAACCGCCAGGACGCGGTCTATTGGAGGATTGTCTTCGATGAATTCAGCGTTTAATTCTGGTCTTGTTGCAAAGTCTTGTGCGAGATGCCAGGCGTCCAGTGATGAATCTACTGCACTAGAGAATGCGCCTGTTACTCGTGAATTTTTATATCTGTATTCTGCATACCGTTCTTGGTATCCGAATACTGTTTGATCTGCTGCTGGACCATCGGTGCCAGCGGCATATATTTCCTGGCCTAATACAGCTTGTTCGCCCAGGTGCGCGAGTGCTGGCCAGTAGAAGTCGTATCTTGTTTGGCGGGACCACATGCGGTCGAGCCCTTGCTGATACGTTAAGTCTGCTCTGAAGTTTACCAAGCCTATGATATGTCCGTGTTCCGTAAAGGATTTTGTAAATCCATGATTTTGTGCGGATACAGTTCCGTATGCCGCAAGGTTACCTTGAGGGCTTGGTGTGTAATTTGTGTCTCCTGGTGAACCAGATGTTTGAGCGACTGGATTGATGTTGACCATTGATTGCCCGCCGCCGAGATATTCGGGGCGTTGGAGTCTTGCATCGGGTGAGGTTACGCCGAAGTGCGCTTTTAAGATTTCTGTGTATCGAGTGCCGCCGCGGGCGTCACGTTCTTGCATGCGTTGAATTTGGAACGCTTCGCGTAATTCATTGATTGTTGCTGAGGTTGCGTTGGTTAAATCTGCGAACAGATTTGGGTCTTCCCATGTCCATGTTCCATCTGTTCCGGCTCCGCCTGCGCCCATGTATACAAGGGCGTCTCCGCTTTGACCTTGTAAAGATTGCGCGGTTTGTGTTCCGTCTTGGAATGTTGGTGCATCAGGTGAGGTTGGTAATACTGGTGCGACTGATCCTAACGGAAGTAATACGGTTTCACCTTTTTGAGGGAATGGTAAACAGCTTGTGAAGTAGTCGTGGCGTTTGCCGCGTTTTAGTAGTGCATAGTTTGTATCGGCTGCGTCGCCTTTATCTATAACTAACGAGTCTTGTAAGTTCTGGTCACGAAAAAATTCGTTCCAAATTAGAGCGTATGCCCTTTCGGGTAATGCAGAGTGAGTTATACCTGGCACTTTTTGGGGAATCCCAAAATATGATTGCAGGTTTTGTGAAGTGTAGCCGGTTGGGCCTGCTGCGCGTTGAGGGATTACAAAGTCGATTGAATCGCCCGGGTTGTCTTGTGCGCCGTTGAATTTTTCCCAGTTGTCCCATATGAGTCTGTTGGGGACAAAGAAAAAGAATGTCTCCATATAGATATTATCCATGACGGGGTGTATTGGAGTTGCCATCCGCCCGAATGCGGATAGCTTACAGTTGTGGGTGTCTCCTGGGAGTACTTCGTCGAGGAAGATTGGGACGAGGTTTGCCGCGTCTAATGTAGTTTTAAGACCGTGGCTTCGGTTAAATGATGATCGTTGAATTTCAGCCGTTGGTATCTGATTGAATCGGTTGTTGTTCTGCATTTTGTGCTTTTGGTTCTTTCGGTGATAGGAACTCTACACCATTACCTAGTGTTTCGGGAGGGTGTGGTTCGATGATTCCTGTGCTGTCGTCTAGTTCGCCGATTTTGAATAGTGTGTAATCGTAGGGTGCTTTTCCGAATTGATGTTTTTCGTCATTAATTGCTTGCGAAAATATTCGTGTTGCCATGCCGTCTTCATGCATGAAGAAGGGAGCCATAAAGGCTTTAGCTTTTGAATCGAAGGTTGTGAAGATTTTAAGAATCATTGTTTAAGTTCCTGTTATTTAGTCTTTGTGTAACTAGAGTTTTATGTTTTTCCCGATCGCGTAACCGCGTTTCTGTTTGTTCTTCGGGATGGGATTGTGCGAATTCTTCGCGTTTTATTTTTATGTCTTTAATCATTTGTCGTAGTTCGTCGGAATTTTCCTCCTCAGCTTTTCTTTCCAGTAGTTTGTCGTAGTAACGCGGTACGGAGTACCGTTTTACGTCGTTGGCTTGTTTGATTAGTACCTCATCAGAGGGGTACATGTCTTTCCAGTGTTTATCGAAGAATGCCGAGCCGAGCCCAGGTCGGCGCGAGCATCTTACGAATTCCGGTTCGAGTATGTCGCCGGTTTGTTTGTTTACGTAGTGGAGTTCGGCATCTTTGCCGTTGATTTTTTTGGAGATATAACGCGCAACGTAGGCGGATGATTGCCAGGTAACGTTTCCAATCTCGTGAAAGCCGTATGGCCATAGACGAGAGAGTTCCTGGCTTGTGTATGTTTTATTTCCGCGCCGTTCGGCGTGTAGCTCCTGGTCGGGGAAGTGGCAGTTAAAGAGGATTGCGTGATAGTGGGGTCTTTGGAGTTTTTCTCCGTATTCGCCACAGGCGAGATAGCGGATTTTACTAAACGGCCGTACTTTTCGTAGTCGTTTGAAGAATTTTGTGAGGTCTTTGGGCTGTAGCGTTCCGCCAGAAGGTATGTTGGCGTCATCATAAGTGAGAGTAATGAAGCTGTTTTGTCCACCAGCTTCTTCGACCATTTGTGCTTCATGGGTGGCCCTAACGGCCCACGCTCTAGAGCGGTCGATTTTGCATCCGATGCAGCCGCCG